AACGAGTTTGGCTTTCATATCATCTACGCCTAAAATAGCCATCTTTAATTACCTCCTGCAATTTCACTAAACTCTACACCAGTACGAGTGGCAATAAAGTTAAGTGTGATATAGTTAATAGAACGAGCAGGTTTAACATAAATATCTGCAACAAACTTATTAGTATCTATAATGTTACCAGTATTATTGGTTCCATCACAAACAACATTAAAGTCTGTAATACCACGTCTTCCTTTAACATCTCTTAAAAAAGGTTCAACCATATTTCGGAATTGAGCCCTTGTAAATTCATCATTAAATTCAAATAATGATGCTTTAGATGCTGTACTAATTGCCTTCTCCAATACAATAAACAATCTACGAACGTTAATTCTATCGAACGCTGATGGTTTAACTTGTAAAGTTTTATCACCAAATAACACTGTTCCTGAGCCTGGGAATGTTACAATAGGGTTAACACCCGTCTTGTATAAAGCATCCCTGTCAGCTTGATTAGGATTCCATGCTAATTTAGTAACATTTCGAACATTACCACGAGAAAATCCAGCCGGTGAGAACCAAGCATCTGCGACTAAATCAGCGTTAGCTGTTAGTCCTGCTGTGGAACCTGCCGCGCAAATCCAACGATATACATCATTGTATTTGTCATACACATATAAAGAACTTGAATCAGCAAAACCATACGATGATGATGATACTAATGTTCTCCATGCTGCTACCGAAGTAGCTGGTGCTGCTGCGCCTACTGTAGCTGCTCTCTCTGGTGAGACAAAGCCTACTGCATCTTTCCTTGCTGCCGCTAAGGCAACAATATAATTACTTAGTGTTTTGTTATCAGTTGCACTCAAGCTAGAATTAGCTTGAAACACTAAGCTTACGTCCATAGTTTCGGCATCAGCAAAATAATCAAGCGCTGTTTGAGTTTCCCCTACGCTTAATTCATTATCATCAATACCACCTGTTAAAGCAATAAAAAAACCAGCTGGTGCTGTGAATGCTTGACTTGTGGCAGATTTACCAGCGTCTGTTAACGCTGCTGCATGATTACCTATAAAGACATATTTTGAGCTTTCATTGATAACATCTTTATAATATAAAGATGTACCATCGCTCGATTTTACATCACTTGCTTGTGACAAATAAGTCCAATATTCAAGAACACTATTAACTGTTCCTGTAATTGTTCCATTTACATCATAAACAAGTAAGTGAATTTCATCAAGTGAGCCGCCTACTGCTGTGGCTCCGGCAGATGTGCCGGGTGCACCTTCTACATGTGTAGCAAACCATGCTGATAATGGATTACCTGCGGTAGCAACTGATACTCCTACCGCGTTTCCTGTAACACCAGGACAACGAGCTTGTGCCCAATCTCCTGCTGCTGGTGATTGACCGTCAAATACGGCCTTGTTTTGTGTTAGAATACCAGTACCAGACGCTGTTGCGTTTCGTGCTGATGTTCCAACTGCTCTGACAACTTTTAAAGCATTGCCATAACTTAAAAATTGAGCTGCTGTCAAAACACTTTCAAATGTTTCTGCTGACGGCTTCCCAAATTTTTCAACTAATTCCGTTTCACTAGTCACAGTAGCAACCTCATTAACTGGACCCCACTGGAATGAACCAGCCATAGCTCCTATAGTTGATGATGTAGACGGAACGACGTTAGTCAAATCGATTTCTTTTACCTGTACTCCAGGCGAAACTAGACTTGCCATTTATTTACCCCTTGTCATGTTGTTATAAGATTTTCATAATAAGAATTATTCTCAATATACTTATTTATAAAATTCATCCTCTCCAGACTTCCCAGCCTTTTCCAAACGGATGATTAAGCTTATCTTCATATATATTACCTACTGGTATTACTTCATCTTGTAATTGTTTAACCTTTTCCTTGTATAACATATGTTTTAATTTAACATCTGTAGCCTCTCTAAAGAACATTGTAGATGTAAACCAACCAAATAGAACTAAATTCATCATAAGGTCATCATAATTATTATGATCTGCCTCATATGAAGAACCTTTTGATATAAATGTACTCATTTCTCTTATAGTATCTTCATCATTTATTACTAATTTCTTTTGTTCCATTATATCTTTTATATTTGAACATCCCATCCTTTTAACTTTTCGAGTCATAGTTACACCAATAGCATTAGCTTTAATCATGCTCTCTACAAATACATTTTCATATTCTAAATCATAATATAAACCATTACATACGACCTGGCCAGCATCATTTGATTCAACAATAACATAACACATATTATAATACTGAGCATATTTATAGAGTAAATCAGGAAGTAATAATGGACTCATTGTATTACATCTATATGTACATACTTGTATAAATGGATTTGTACTAACATCTATAACAGTAAATGTTGAATAATCTTGTCCTCGTCCTCTAGACGTATCAACAAACATTAAATAATTATGTTCTTCTATAGGATATTCATATATTTTTACATTACTTTGTTCTTTAATAGGATGTCTTGCTCTTAAAGCTAATAATACTTCAGCAGATATTAATGTATTACCAGTACCATGAAATGAATTACCAAACTCTTGGTCAAATTGCAAAGGAGAGGTATTTTCAATGGTCATATTCTTCCATGCTTCATCTCTTCCAGGCACATCCCACCAATCTACTCTATATGGAACAAATTCATTTGTCTTTTGAAGAGCTCCTTCATATAATTTATGATACATATTACCTATACCATTGGCAGTAGATGTAATAATAACTTTAGATGTTTTACCACCTGAGATTACAGGATAGGTTGAAGTATAAAATTCAGAAGCATTATCAACAAATGCAAACTCATCAAGATATACGAGGTTAAGTGACATACCACGAATAGAGCTCGATGATGTGGCTGATGCTATAAGCCTTGAATTATTAGAGAATGATATTGATTTTTTATTAAGAGATGTACATCCAGGCTGTAAAAAGAATGGAAGATGCTCTAATATAAGAGTAATTCTACCCAACATTTCCCTAGCAATAACCTCTTTATTCGCTAGGATACCTACAACTTGTTCACCTTTAAATATAACATACCATAAAAGATATGCACAAACAGCAATTGATTTACCACTTTGGCGACATGCAAGAACAATAGAAAATCTATTATCCTCAAATTGTTCAAACATTTTTTCTTGATATGGATATAGATTAAATGGTACTAATCCTTCATCAAGATGAATTATTTTACAATATTCTTTTGCAAAATATACTGGGTCGTCTAAACATTTTTTATACTCAACTAATTCCTCTGTAGTCCAGGGGTGTTCAACGTCTGCACCACGGACATTAGGATTACCTAAATACCAGTTATCTTCATTCTTCATCTGTGAAATTTGTGTCCGGTTCTATTACTATTTCTTCACGTAACATCTTTTGTAACTCAGCAGTAGAACCTATAAACACATTATTGTGTGTTATTCCTTTTGTTTGTGTGAGTGCACGTATGTCATCTTTATCAACATCTTTTTTCGTTTTATGTAGTTTAAGAATCTTTTCGCATATCTCAGCATTTTGTTTAATTAACATTCCAAGTACCTCAAAGGCCCTGGGGTGCTCTGATTCTCTAGCAAGTTCAAGCATTAATGAAATAGCCTCATCCCCTTGTGAGGCTAAATCAAAAAACTGTTTTCTTACGTTTTCGTAATCTGCATCAACCTTCTGTGGTGTGCTCATAATATGTGTTCCATAAATCTAATACTCCTGCTGCTTCCCTACTCTCTTCTTTATTACCGCCTGTGTAAGGTATAGCAAGTTGTTCATTAATCAAAACTTGGTTGGCATCAACGATTCCATCCTTTGTTGAGACCTGTATAGTCCCTAATATTCGTCCAAACTTACCTTTCTTTTGTACTTTGGTCACTAAGGTAAAATTACCATCTGATTCTGCTAATAATTCTGATAATCTGGCACTAGCAGCTTTACCCCATGATTTTTCTTGTAGGTTTCTTGTTCTACTCTCAGGAGTATCTATACCCATTAAACGAATTCTGTCTTTAATAAATATTTTAAATCCTAAGTCTATTTCTGCGTCAACGGTATCTCCATCAACGACTCTTAATAATTTTGCTTTATAATTATACATAGTTATACGTCCGTGTCAAAAAAGTTAATAGTTTCAGTGTATGGTTCTTTGAAACCGCCTGCGCCATCAGATGTTGTGGTACCATCTATTGCCTGTGTCTCAAATTTATGAGTTGTTGGGTCAACAGCTTCTGAATAATCAACTTCAGTTTCCAAAATTTGTTTACTTTTATAAAGACCTCTATAATATCTAATACGAGTTCCAAATGTTAATGTATAAACTATAGCTCTCCTTGTAACTAAATCACCCTCATAATCATCATTTAATGTAACACTCTCTAAAACTATCGGAGTGTCAGTTGTTATATCCATTGCTGGAATATCTTTTATAGTTACTGTATATTCTGGTTGAAACATTGGAAGTATCTGTTCTATTAATTGTAGACCTTCATCTTGAGTTTTAGCAAGAATATTTAATTCGAATCCAACCTTCCATACGGCTGGTGCACCTAATTTATTTAATTGAAGTGTATCACCAACAATAACCTTTTTATAATTACGGT